GCCCGTTGGGAGCCGGTAAGAGTGTGCCCACTGCGTGTGCTCGGGGTCGCTCTCGTCGAACGTCTCGACCAGCGTCAGCAGGGCAAACCCGCGCGCGAAGGGCCACGGGAAGTCCCGGAGCACGAAGTCCCGCGACGGCGCGTAGTGCAGGCTGCACGCCACCGCTGCCTGCGTCGCCTCGGACAGCGAGGCGATCGGCTTGAGGTGCCCGATGCGAGACAGCGCCAGGTTGCAGATGCCGACTTCGGTGTAGGTCGCCACTCATCGCTCCATTGCCGGGTCCTCTGCCCAGCCAGCGACGACGCCCAAGAGTTCGGGGTCTGCGCTCTCCGGTGGGTGTCAGGATCAGGCCGGGTACGTCACCCCGTGAGGGTAGGTGCGCACCGCCTCCGACTCGCGCATCAGGCGCAGGTTGAACTTGCCCGCCGTCAGCGTCTCGCTCGGGGTGTATCGCGCGAAGACGTGCTTCAGGTAGGGGAGGCTCGCGCCGCGCGGGATGGCCCAGGCGCGCTTGTAGCCGGCGACGAGCACCGACTGTGCCAAGCTGGACGTGGACATGTGGATGCGGTTCGTGCCCGTGGACGGGTTCTCGCTTTCGTTCGAGCGCAGCGAGATGTCCACCGTCGCCGAGCCGCCGCTGGACGTGACCGCCTCGGTGACCTCGAGTTCGAGGTAGACCGGCTCGCCGTCCGCGATGTTGTCGCCGGCCACCGATCCGGCGGCGACGACGTTGGTCGTGAACGCCGCCGCCGTGACCGCCTGCGCGACCGAGAGCTTGGATTCTGCGTCGATGATCGCCATTGCTTGTCTCCTGTGCCCCAGCGTTAGCTGAGGACGCTTTCCGCGAGCGAGATGCGGTCCGCCACGTGGACGGGCACGCCGATGATGTCCATGACCGGCCGGCCGGCGGCATCCTTGAGACCGAGGTTGCCAGCGGCGCGGATGCGCTCCTGCACCCGCAGGCGCGACTTCACCCACCGGTTGCAGTAGACGATCGGATTGCAGGCCGACAGGTTCGGGATGCGCTCGATGGCGTCCACGACCAAGTCGTAGAGGAACGTAGACGCCGTCGCGAGCTGCGTGCCGCTCATCGCCTTGAGCGCCGCCACGTCGATGTTGCCGATGCGCACCTGGTAGCGGTGGTCCGGCATCGACGTGCCGAAGTCCAGCGAGATCTGATCGACGTGCGCCAGCATCTTGGCCCCGGCCACACCCTGCGGGTCATCGACGAGGATTTCACCCAGGTACTTCTGGCGGACCCCCGCGGTGCCGTTCTTCGGCGTGAGGATCTGCGTCTTGTCACGCCCCCAGCCGATGATGAGCACGGAGGTCTGGTTGCCGCTCGTTCCGCCGGCGCTCAGCACGAAGTCGCCCAGCGTGTTCTTGCGGGTCATAAACCCGTTGACGTGCGCCGGGTTGGTGGCCGTGTTGCCGTAGAGGGCGATCTCTTCGCCAGCCTTGACGATGGAGCTCATCCGCATGAGCGCCGCGCTGAGCAGGACGCCCTCCCAGTCGTCTTCGAGCTCCTTGATCTTGACGTCGGTCTGGGCGAGGCCTTCGAGCATGCACAGGCCTTCGGTGATCGGCGCGGTGCGGCCCTTCGAAGGCAGCACGCCGGCGTTGATCTCGCGAGGGTAGGTCGTCGGCTCCTCGGTCACGACGATGGATCGATGGCTCAGCGGCGCGTTGGTGAAGCGCGCGTAGCCGTCGCCGAGCAGAGGGCACTCCTGCGAGATCAGGTCGACCAGCTCGGGCACGGACCCGTCCGGGTCCTTCATCTTGGCCACGTCGAGCAGGGTCAGGTACTTCGTCCCGAGTGTCGCCATCTGTCATCCTCTCCTAGGTCGGCCTCTTGGTCCAGCCGAACCGCTCCGCGGCGGTCCTTTCGGCGGGTGGTGCCGCGGCGTCACCGGCCGGGGCCCTGTCTTCTTCCAGGCGCGCGCCGATGCGCTCGAACAGCCGCACGAAGGCGGGGTGATTTCCGGCGCGGGAGTTGTCGAGAAGGGCCTTGAGCTCCGGCGTCATGAAGGCGGTGCGCGCGAGTTCGACGCGCTGCTGCGTACGGGCGCGGTTCGCGTGGCCCAACTCGGGGTCCGCCTCGACGGTGCTGAGCCACTCCTGCTCGAGCCGCGCGAGTTCCGCGTGGTTGGCGGCCTCGTAGGCGAGCATGCCGCTGGCAGCTTCTTGCGACAGCCCGCGCTGCTGCGCAAGAGCGGCAATCGCGTCGGCGCGCTCCTGCGAGACGGCAGAGTCCGGAGGCGCGACGAGCGTGATCTTCTGCTCGGAAGCCGGCTTGCCATCTGGCGTGTCGACCTCGGCGCTCGGCGCGGCCTGCGCGGCCGGCTCACGCACGGGTGCGTCGGGCGCCTTCTCGGCGTCGGGCGCTGGAGCGGCGGGAGTCTCGGTCGCCGTGGTCATGAGCATCCAGACACGGGATTACACGGCGGCAGTCAAGCCCGCGTCAGGATTCCGCATCGCCGTCCTCGTCCGCCTCGCGGAGTTCAGCCGGCGGCTGGCTCAGTCGCGCCTGCTCGTCCTCGATGGTCTGGATGAATCCGGGATTGACGGCCAGCACGGACCGGAACACCTGCGTCGTGACGTGCCGCACCCCGAGCTGGAACTCGTCGAGCCGGCACGGCCCGAGCGGGTCGGCCTGCGCCATGATCTGACCCAGCACGAGCCGCCCGCGCGGGTCGCCGGCCACCCATGCCCAAGCTTCCTCGATCTTGAGCCGCTGTTGCTTGGCCAGCTTGGCCTGCTGTGTCTTCGTCGGTTGTCTGCGCGGTCCCACCCGCTCAGCGCCCCAAGCGCAGCAGGCGGTAGGCGCGCCGCGACGGCATGCGCCACGCGCGCGGGCGCAACACGCCGCCGCCAGCCATTTGGCGCAGCACCCCCTCCAGCCATGCAAACTGCACATTCCGCGTGTTGGCCGCTCCGGCGGCCACGACCTGGTGTTGCACGCCCGCCGCCGTGAACGCCGCCGCCTGGCCGACCTGCGGGTTGTTCAGCATGAGCATGCACTTCTTGCCCAGCACGAGCTGGGCCGCGGCACCGAAGTAGTCGTCGTGCGTCGAGACTGCCGCGTTGGCGACGGTCGTCTTGTCGTAGCCGGTCGTGAGCGTCGTCCCGTCGCTGTAGTGCAGCAGCGTCGGGATATTCCGGTTGTCCGCGAGCACGCCGGACAGGTCCAGCCACGACAGCGCCGACCACGCCGCCAGCGTGCCCGCCGCCGCGGACGCGATGGTGGTCGCCTGAATGTTCAGGTCATTGGCGAACCATACGGTCTGCCAGGAAGCGCCGATCCCGGGCTCGGTAGACGCGCCGGAGGTGTGCGCGACGTAGCAGCGGTACACGACGCCGTTGCGCAAGCGACTGACCGACGTCGAATAGGCCTGCCCGGTGGCCCAGTTCGGAGCCGACATCGCCGGATTGGCGACGCCCGACAGGTAGACCGAGGTGACCCACGCCGGCCACCACGTCTGCCATGCGTTGAGCATCGCCACGTCGACGAGCCCGCGCGTGGACTGCGCGTCCTGTCCGGCCCCGCCCGGGAAGTGGAACGGGGCACGGTCAGGCCCGAACACGGTGTAGCCGTGTGACACCGCCGTGGCGCTACCGCCGAAGGCGATGAGCGGCACCGAAGCCCAGCCCAGTGCGGTGCGGTTCGCCGCGACGTACTGCATCGCCATGACGTGGCCGGACATCCAGTTGATCCGCGCCGGATCCTGCATCGGGTGCAGCGGCCCGGCGTAGTCCGCCGGCAGCGACGGGCTGCTGCTCTCCGACAGGTACACCATGCCGTGCCCGCGCGCGTAGGCGTCGCCAAGCCGGATCACACCCGTGCCCTCCCAGGTGTCGATGTCGAAGACCGTGTCCACGACGGGGTTGCCCGTGAACGACGGGTTCGCCGCGCTGTCTCGCGCCGGGGGCACGGCATAGAGGAACACGTCGAAGCCGCGCCGCAGGAACTCAGCGACCATGCGCTGAAAGTAGTTCGTCGCGTCGTCCGTGACGCTGTCGTCGATCGTCGAAGGCAACGACGACGCCCGGAACCCGCCGCCGTTGCAGAACAGCACCGCGCCACGCAGCGCCTCCGGCGTGCGGAACACGCTGAACGACAGGATGGCATGGTCCGCGCTCGCCGCAACCGTTGCCGGGCCCGCGTAGGACTCCTCGGTGTACGACGGGTCCGGGACGTAGACCGTCACATCAGAACGCCGAGAAGGCCGCGTTGACCGACGTGGCCGAACCGTTCCTGTGGACCTGCACGACCAGAAGCTGGTAGTCCAGCAGGTCGCACAGCACCGACGCAAACAGGTCCGTTCCCGCCGCGATGACCTGCACCGACGAACTGCCCTCCAAGCCCATGCCGGTGCTCAGCACGATTTCGTCGGCGAAGCGCAGCGTCAGGCCGGCATACGTCACCGTCGCCGCCCCCAGCGTGGCCACGCCCTGCACCAGACTCTGCGGGATCCACAAATTGGTCCGGCCCTCCTGCTGGTAGCCGGAGAGCCGGAACGCCATCGTCGCGTCTTCGGCACCCGTGCCCAGCAGGACGAGCTTGCCGACGTTTGCGGCTGGGCCCGCCTCGGTGCCTCCGAACGTACTGTCGAGCCCGACGCCCGCGACGACACCATCCGTCGGCTTGGTCGCCGTCGCGGCCAGCGCCGTGAAGCTCGTACCTGTCTGGAGTGCCTCGTACACGAAGCGCAGCCGCCCCTTCGGGGTCGCAAGTTGTGTGACTCCACTCATCGCCCGCTACCTCCCATCGCTGCGGCCAAGCGCGACAGCGCGCTACCCTCGGCCTCGACATCGGTTTCGCTCAGGTCTTTCGCTGCGCGCGCCATGCCAGGCATGGCGTTCGCCATTGCCGCGGCCTGCTGCTGTTGGGCGCGCCGCTCCCGCAGCGCCGCCACCTCGTCTTCCGAATACACGACCTTCGGCGATGCGCCGAGGGCATCGGCGAACTGGTCCACCATCTCGTCCCAGTTCACCTTGTCCAGCGCCTGCGGCACCACGCCCGAAAGGTTCGCGACTGTGCCCGCGAGACGCTCCAGCGCGCCCACGCCCGCGAGCTTCTGCGCCTGCGCCATGATCGAGACGTATTCCACGTCCAGCGACGTGCCCGAAAGCTCCGGCGGCGGCTCCGGCAGCAATCCGCGACGCAGCAGCACCTCGAACGTCCGGTCGATCAGCAGGCCCAGCGCCTTGTTCATCCGGTCCACCGTCGGCCCGAGCCGGAACATCTTTTCCTCGTGGCGCTCCTGGATCTCGCGCGCCGTGATCTGCCGGCGGTCGGACTCCGCCGCCATCAACCACATGTCCACCGCGAAGATCGAGCGGATGCGGTCTCGGGCCTCCTGCATCAGCGCGCCGACGTGGTCCAGCCGAAGCTGCACTTCGTGCAGCGCGCGCGTGCCCTGACCGCCGGTGTCCACGCTCTCGGTGTTGTACGCGCCGGGCATCTGGCTGATCGGCAGCGTGGCACCGACGCGCGGCGGGCCGATCAGCGGCGGGTCGAGGCCCTTGTCTGCCGCCAGCAGGGCCTTCTTGTTCATCGTCTGGAGCATCTTCACGTCGCCCAGCGCCGCGCTCCCCCAGCCCGTCGCCCAGCAGTCCTCGCCGACCGTGTCCCACGCCGCCGTGATGACCGGAAACTCGCTGTAACCGCCCCGGCGCAGCAGCTTGTCCGTGCTCGACGCCTCGTAGTGGACCGACGCCCAGCGCTTCCCACGCGGACCGATCGCGCCCTCCCGGAAGTCCCGGTTCGGGAAGATGACGTGAACCACCTCGCGCCA